TACCATTACCATTACCATTACCACTAAGATATCTTCCTTCTTCCTTTTGATATAACTTCATACCACCTGATATGAGTCTATGAATATCTGTACTTCTATTAACAAATGAATCTAACAGACCATTACCCATTACTTCATAAGCTTCTTTATTTAAAGGTTGTACCAACTCTGGACCTTGTTCACCTATCAATGCTGTTGTTGGACTTTGAACTATACCACCATCTGCCATTGCAGGAGTCATCATATCCAACCCTAATGCTAGAGCATTTCCTACTCCTGGAGCAAATGTTGTTAATGCACCTTGTGTAACCTCACTCAAAGCTCCCAATACATCACCTTTCATAAGTCTCATTAGACCTAATCCACCACCCATTATTAAACCAAGACCAGGAATTTGTTTACCTGCTGTCTTTGCTCCAAACTTTGCTGCTTTCTTAGCAAGACCTTTACCACCAACCTTCGCTGCTGCTCTAGTAAGTCCTCTTTTACTGCCTCGTTTCATTATAGAGCCAGTACCACCACGCTTCATACCTCTTCCAACAGGAATAGGAATACCTATTCCACCACTTCCTCTCTTTGGTTTCTTTAAAGCTGAACTATTAGTACCAGAACCACTAGAGAATGATGGAGAAAGAGTATTCTGCTGAGCCATAAGAGCTCTTTCTTGCATTGCACTTTGATTAGCAGCAAGTATATCAGCTTGCTGCATCTGTTTAGTGGCAATGTTAACCATTGCCATCTTAGTTTCATTAACTTCTCTAACTAAATCATATATTGCTGTCTCTACACCTATTAAACTTCCTCCTCCACCACCTGACATAGGCATGAAATTGGAATCTGATTCTTTGCTACTATTAACAGGGGTGATATCAATTATATCATAACCCTTATTCATTCTACGAGGAGATGCGAAATTAGCAAGACCCCCACCCATTACATCAGGATCAATACCACCACCACGATTTGCACCTCTCATAAAACTAGAGAGTCCCGTATTACCAAATATACTATTAGTATTACCAACTTGATGAACTGATACAGGTACTACTTCCTGCGAAGAATGTTGTGCTACCAGAGCAACAGACTGATTTTTTCTTTTTCCAAATTTATCTTTTAACTTCTGATATAATTCCTTTCCAAATCCCCAGGCTTCGGTAGCACCTTTTTTCGCCAATCCAGGAGCACGATTCGCCACCATTTTATTAAAGGCTGCTGTATAACCTTTATTATGTCTACCATCTGAATATCCAGCGAATCCGTGTGCCATGTTATTTCTTCTGTGCAGCTTTAAGTTGCTCTTGTTTTACTTGATCAAGGTATTGCATTAATAAGGTAGTATATACTTGCCTTTCCCAAGGCATCATATTTTCAATTTCACTCAAGCTATATTTATGGTGTTGCATCAAAGCAAAGTTAGTCTTGTAATACCCTTCCAAAGTTTGATGGAAGAGCATCACCCGAAAAAATTCTGCAGCCCCGAAATAGTATATTCAGATTCAACACCAGTTTCAGGATTTGTAATAGAAAATTTATGTTCTAATCTAGGACAAGTTTCAAAGAAATCTTGAAGTTTATCAAATTGTTTATTTGTAAGACCTTCTACAAATTCTCTAAATTCCTTCTTAGTTGTAGTAGATGAATCATACACCTCTTCCTTATCATATATCTGATCTATACAAGAAGCAACTATATCAACTACACTCTCTGGATTGATATCTTGACCTATTAAAGATCCAGCAACAAATTGATGAAATGCAGGATACTTCATAATAACGCCAAATTCATCAGTAAAAGGAATTTTAGTATTATGACCTTCTGGTTTAAAAATCGCAACATCACCTATATTAAAACTATACTTAACTTTTGTAGTATTATCATCTGTGCATGTAATAGTCATATCAATATCCTCTCCAACGGATACTGCACGAATATTCAAAAATAAGTACTCTAAATCAAAAATAGGAAGATCATCAAGTTTAACTCTTGATTGAATGCAATTCTTTAATAAATTCCTAACTGCTGATTCTATCTCTTTTTCGTCTTTCGAGTCTAAAGCCAATAATAGTAATTTTTCTTCTTTTACAACAAATGGGCGATATTTGATTTTTTTGCCATTTGAGGGCAATTCCAATTCATACGTTGGAAGAGCTACTTGTGGTAATGCCATAAAACTGATTTCAAGTCGTATATTTATATATGCGACTTTTTTGACCAAAAATATGCTGAGTAAATTTTTCGACTTTTATGGAATTGAAAAGTCGAATTTGCTGACTATATCAGAGTCGCAGTTGGTCCAGCAAATGATCCCAAACGATACTCCATTCCCAACACATCTCCTTCAATATTTCTAATATCGTTATTACTAACGTAATGCCTCATGTATGAGAATTGTGCTGTTACTTGAGTAACCTGATTACTTCCAAACTGCATTGGAACAGCATCAATGGCATATGGATATGCTCTCTCTAAAACATAAGTTAAAGGATTTCTCAATTCTCCTTCATAAGGACTCAACTCTGTTTTAGCAATTGCAATATCACAAACATATTCATCTGGATACTTTACCGTTACATTTCTATTCTTATCTGTACTACCATCCCAATTAAACATATAATCCTGCCATGCATTCAAAAACTTCATAATAGACATGTTAGCATCACATATAAAACCTAACTGAACCTCCGTAAAGACCCTAGTATGAGCATATTTAACAGAACCACTTCCTAGATACATCCCATTAATAGTACCTTCTGATGTATTAATATTAGGTAATTGAGCTTCATTACAATAATATTCCATCTGTTCTGGAATTTCATATGGGACCTCAAACGGAGTATTTAAAAACTTAACAACAAAATTATTACTTGATGCTAAACCACCGTCCTGAGATATTCTTTGTAGAAAACGGTTTATTGCCACACTAAATATTTTAACTGGTACTATTATATTTATGGCATACTCTGGGAAATACAGACCCATTAATCCCAAGAAGTATCGTGGCAACACTAGAAATGTGATTTATAGGTCATTATGGGAACGTAAATTTATGGTTTACTGTGACAACAATCCCTCTATATTAGAGTGGGGAAGTGAAACAGTTATCATTCCATACAAAGCACCAGATGGTAAAATTCGTCGATATTATCCTGACTTCTACATAAAAGTTCAAAACAAAGGAGGAGGGACATCCAAATATATTATTGAAATTAAACCAAAACGTCAAACTAAACCACCACATGCGAAAAATAAAAACACTGCTTCGTATCGTAATCAATTAAAAACCTACGCAAAGAACTACGCTAAGTGGAAATCTGCCCGAAGGTACTGTGAAGATAGGCAGATGAGCTTCATGATATTAAATGAGGATCACTTAGCAATATAGAACAATGGCACAAGGATTTGGAGAACTACAAAATAAATCAGCAGCAGCACGATACAAAGCAGGTGTTACTGAAGGAGGATTTGATACTCTTTTTGAAAGAGTAAAGAAAGAAGCAGAAGGAGAGAAGAAATCATTAACATGGTATCGTGCAACTACTCAGAGACTTGGAAAGCAATACAAAGCAAACTTTGACAAATTTCTCCGCGACGAAAAAAGAGATTCGATAGACGACAGAATCAACGCAGACTCTAATGAACTAAGGAGATGGGCTGTCCAAGGTCACATGTATCTCTTTGAATATCCAGACCCAGAATCAAAGAAGAAACTCAAGTACTGGGACACTTATCCTCTTGTATATGTAATAAGATCTAATAAAGAAGAGTTCTGGGGATTCAATCTACATTACATGGCAATGAAGAAGAGAATCGTTGCAGCATCTAAGTTAGCACAGGGTAGAGTTGACATGCCTAAGAGTTGTCTGCATAAATATCTCCATAAGCATGTTGATCAACAATTATATCTTGATATTGCTATAAATGAGTGGGACACTGTTGTTCTACTACCTGTTGAAAACTTTGTAAGAGATGTAGGAGGAGTGCAATTTCCAATCGGACGAGATGTTGTTTGGGAAAATACAGATGAAAACTTCTATGACAAATTCAAAGCTACTAGAAAGGTCAAAGGTTATGGTACACCACAAAGTATAGAGATGTCCAAATGATTAGGAGGAAAATGCAATGGGAATAGTTGAACTGTTTATGTTCGGTAGTACTGAAGGACATAAGGCAAACTATGGTGCAACCTGGCCTGGTGATGGAATATCAAAGAGTGCTATTGATAAATTAGAAGCAGCACATGGTAGTACAGATGGCATAAGAACGATGCCTATCAAAATAAACAAATATGTACAGAAAGAAAACGATGTAAGAGCACTATCAGATGGAACTACACTAGATCCTACAGTAGATACACCAGATGCTGTCCTTAGATATCCTGCATCACCTGGAATAAGAAGTGATAGTGATTATGTTTTAATGACTTTCTTTAAATACCTTCCACCAGGTAAACAAGGACAAAGAACTGGAGGTATTGAGTATGAAACAAAGGAAAGTTTAGGAGTTAATAAAGATAAAAATAGTCAGGACTACTTAAGAGAAACTATTGTAACAACTAAATATCAAGCTAATTATCTAAACGTTTATAATAACACAGCAACTGGCGATGGTGCATCAAATTATGAAAGAACAGATGCAAAACAAATAATGCTTTACATGCCTGAAGATATATCAACAGGATACAAAGCTAATTGGAACGGTAAAGCAATAAGTACTGCTGGTAGAGATTTGATGAGAGCTGCAGGTAAGTCAGGAATGGGAAATAAACTGTCTGGATTTGGTGATACTTTGTCTGGTCAGTTTGATAGAGTTGGAGCAACATGGAGTGCTAATACAGTAAGAGGTGCTATAACATCAATCACAGGAGATACTCTTACAAATGATGAAGTATTTGGAGCAATTGGTGGTATAGTTACAAACCCAAACACTGAGTTGCTATTTAATAACGTGGATATGAGAACATTTCAATTGAAATGGAAACTTGTTCCAAGAAATGCAAAAGAATCTCAGCAAGTAAAAGATATAATAAACACTCTTAAGAAATCTATGCTGCCAGGTACAGGTGTTAAAGAAGTTTTTGAAATTAGTGAGGGTTCTGGTGTTAATGCAGGATTTATTAGTGTACCAGATCTTGTAAGAGTATCATTCATGAATGGTTCTGGACCAGCAGATTATCTACCACAGTTTAAAATGTGTGCAATAACTCAGGTTGATATAAACTATACTCCTGATGGTTCCTATGCAAAAACAGTAGATGCTAATGGTAATGTAGGTGGTGTTGTAGCAACGGAATTAACAGTTGGTTTCCAAGAAACAAAACTTATATACAGAGAAGAGGTTCAAAATTACTAATGTATTTTTCTTTAGTTCCAAACATATCATACGATCAGAAACCGATTAGTTATCCATTTTCTAAAGCGGACAGAGTTGTTGCAAAGAATTTCTTTCGTAGATACAAACTAAGTGAAGATGCATTTAACTATGCTGTTTTCTTCACTAAGTATGCTATACAAGATGGAGAAACACCAAGTTCTCTAGCAGATAAAGCATACGGTGATCCTTTTTATGACTGGGTGATACTGTTAACAAATAACATGGTGAATGCACATTATGATTGGCCATTAACTAACGTACAGTTATATCAAACATTGATGTCAGAATATGATAATCCATTAGCAGAAATACATCACTATGAATTAGAAGATGGAACAAAGGTTGACAAAGCATACTATGATGGTACTCATAAAATATGGGATGAAGCAAGTGGTTCTGTAGTAACTAAAGCAGGTAATACATTAGCAACTCCAATAAATGTGGTAAGGTGGCGTGAAAGTGAAAATGAAAAGAAAAGATCCATCTACTTAATGAAACCAGCTTACTTCAGACAGTTAATAACTGATTTCAAACGACAAAACTTATATAAGAAAGATAATAACTATATTAATAAGAGATTAAAACGAACTGGTTGATCGACTTTTTAGACAAAAAAATACCCCGAAAAATTTTCGGGGTTTTTTAGTATTCAATTTTTGATTTTGCTATATCATTCCAAGAGATCCAGCAGTTATTCCTACAGCAAGAAAGAATCCGAACTCCAACAGACCATGAGCACCTGCTGGAGTATTAATTAATATATTATTGAAAAACGATAGTGCTGATGGTTCCATTGAAGTAAACGTATGCTCCGATTAGACTGAAGAAAATAAGTTGTGGCATTCTACTAGGTAATAATACTATAAGTATATATACCTTTTATAAATTTGTCAAGCTCCTGATGGCACAGCAACTGGTTGCATTTGTTGTACTCTCATACCTTTGCCACCGTTTGTGTCATCATCGTCGTCATTATTAATTGCTCTTAAAAATAATTCTATCAACACCAAAGCAGCCATGGGATAGAAAACCCAGAGGACTGCTGTTAATGGTGATATTGTATCTTGGGCGGCTACTAAGTCGCTCATTGGATTGTGTTCCTTTTAAAATATTATTTATAAAGTTATGTAAAGTATTGGAACTTAGTGTAAGCAG